CGCGGTTTTCCAAAAGCTATACATCCTTTGTGGGTCTTTGGCCATTCGCACCAAGCCATATTTTTTGCGCTTGTTTTCAACAATGAATTCCTCACCATACACCGGCACAATTGGAATGTATTTGCTTGCCCATTTGCCCTCCTCTAGCACCTCCATGCCCGTGCAAATGATCTGTTTCACCTCTTTTTTAAATGATGGCCTTTCATCAACCACCACCAAGCCACGGGCCAACATTTCCGCCTGATCGGGCAAATCGGATCGGAAAGCCTTTTCGCCATTGCTTAATAGGCATAGCTTATCCGCCTTTCTTTCCGTATACCAATATTCCGCAATCCGGATATCCTCCCGCATCACCCATTCCGCATTGCTATCGCCGGTGCCGCGTTGTGTAAATCCCGCGCCATCATCCGCGCCGGGATACATCTTTCGGAATATTTCCTTGCTAACCACTTGCGTTATTAGGCACTTTTCCGAATCCGATCCATCCGGCAAGATGCTATTTGGATCAAAATACACGGTGAATGGGTTGTGTATCGGCTCAATGTATATTTCCTGATCAAAGGAATTTTCCCGCACATAATCCGTTTTTAGCCGCCAATAGCCAAAGCCCATCCGCACCGCGTAATTAAACGCGTTGTCATAAGCGTGATCCGCATCCGATTGCACCTCAATATGGCGGCATATCCCCGTTAAGATTTCCGCAATCTTGGCATCGGATTGGTTATTCATGCCGTGGACTTTAATCCGCGGGCGTTGTTGTCTTTGTTGATTAGTGACTTGCCTTACATACGCATCGATCTTGTTGATCGTTAGGCATGGCCGTGCCTCCAATGATCGGCTATTCTGTATTTCAACCGGCCATTGATCACCGGCGGCGAATTTCAAATCCTCTAGCGCCTCGGATCGGTTATTCGTATCCGCGTCATTGGCTAACTTTAAGAACTTTTTCGCCTCATCAATCCGTGGATCGAATTCTGTTTGGTTATCGGCCATATCTATCCCATCCAATTCGCTGGTTCATAAACGGGTTTTTTCACTACCAATTTCTTTGGCTCTTGGATCATCAATCCCAACATCCGAAACGCATCCGCGCCATGCGAATATTGATCATGCAATGGTGTTCTTGAAAACTGTTTCGTATCCGGATCAACCTCATACCGGTAGTGTCTAAGGCATTGTAGCCCATCGGCGCAATTTATTCTATCAAACCAACAATTGCTAAAGATCGTGCGTGCGGCGTTAATTGAATCCGCTATTGGTGTCCTTGGGATAATCCGCGTCTTATAGCCCGCCGCCCGCACAATTTCCTCAATTGATCGCCCCGCCGCCGCCAATGTCTTGTTTTCCGCATCATGCGGTAGCCATAGCGTGTCAAACACATATCCAAAAGTTTGCATCTTGGCCAAGATAGCCGATATGGTTTCTTGTGATGTTTCAAAATAGCGGATTAGGCGGGTTTCCATTCCCACGAATTGCACAAACCACAATGCCGTTGCATCCGCCCAACCCAAATCAAAGACAACGTGAACGGGTTTAATCGGATCGTAGGGCACCTTTCCGATTCTTTCTTGTAGATCGGCCAATTGGATTTCCTTGGCAAAAACGGCCCCATCCACGGTTTGCCTACAAATCCCCTCCCACACCATGTTATACGCCTCCGGATCACGATTCTTTAGCGTATCTTTTTCTAGCCGCAACACATCCGGAAACCACGGGTTATCAGACCAATTGATCTTTTGCACAATGGCGTTTTCGGGCGTGTGGATAACGAATCTTTGGTAGGTTTCATCCGTTTCTAATTCCGGATTGAATGAAACCCATATTTCCGATTGTTCTTTTCTAATCGTTGGGATTAGCGTATCCCATGATCGCTTAGAAACCGTCTGCGCCTCCTCCACCCAACACACATCCACGCCCTCATAGCTCTTTACATTCGCCACATTATTTTTTAGGCCAACAAAGTTAAATTCCGATCCATTCTTGCCGCGGATTGTTCTATCCGTTATTTCATAGAATTCCGTTAGCCCCATTGCGGTGATTTGATCACACAATAGCTTATGAACGGAATCCCTGATAGATGTTTGAAATTCACGGGCACATAGCACGCGTGTTGCCTTGTTAGCGCCGATGATCAACAGCGCCCTAGCTATTCCCCAACTTTTTGCCCCCCCTCGCCCTCCAAACAACACCTTATAGCGTGCCGGTTGGAATAGGCATTGCAACTTTAGCGGGAATTCAATATTAGCCTCCATTTGGGCTTACAAACGTCACCGCAATGTTTGTTAGCAATGGTGCGCCATTTTCACCGGTGATTTCTTGTTTAACCGATTCACGATATTTCTTTGGGAAACGTGCGGCCATTGATCGTGACCAAATACTTGCGTTTAGCTTGGCCCCATCCTTGTGCTCTAGCATATATGTCTGCGCCTGTTCCTCCCACCACGTTTGCTCCGCTATCTTGGCATCATCCAAGGCGTGCAGAAAGTCCGGATAACGATCACGCCAATCATACATAACTCTTAATGACACACCCAAATATGTAGAAATTTGTTCTACACTTTTACCCTTTGCGCCTAATTCGACAACTAGATCGCAATACTTTGGGTCATATAGTGTTGGGCGGCCGCGTTCCATTATTTCTTTTTCGCCTTTGCTTTGGCGGCTTCGCGCTTTTCCGAATAGGCTATGGCTACCGCCTGCTTTACCGGCTTGCCCGCTTTCACTTCGGCTTCAATGTTCTTTTTGAATGCTTCTTTTTTGGTTGATTTGATTAATGGCATTTAGCAATTCCAATTCTTTAATGATGCCTTGGCCCTTTCGGCGGGGCCTTTGGCGTGCTTGACTACACCTTCCATTCGCGCACAAAATGATGCCTTTCGGCCCTTATCCTTTTCGGTTTTGGGGTTGGGTGCCGGTGCCTTTAGATTTGATCCGTTTTTGGCATTGTATTCCGCACGCCCCTTGGCCGTCATTCCGGCCCCCTTTTCCGTTGGGTTGTAGGTTTTGCCCTTGCCCGTTGTTTTGTGTGGGATTGGTTTATCGTGTGCTTTCATTTTTTGGCCGTTTTTGCGGATTGTTTAAATGCGGCGGCGGTTGGTGCGCCCTTGGTGCCGGGCTTTCTCATCTTTTCAACCGGCTCACCCGCGGCCTTTTCCCGCTTGATCCGTTCCTGTTTGGCATGAATATTAGCGTATAAACCGGCTTTCATTCCATTTCCTCCACAAAACACACATCTTTCCAAGACATCACAATTAAATTTTCATCTTTTAATTCTTGATATTTTAGATATTCGTCTTTGTAATCCTTGGCCAATGTGCCGAAATAAATCTTATCCCCAACACTTAGCCCCTGATCCTTGGCATCATCGCCCAATGCGGTGATATGCCCCACCGTGGGTGCCTCCGCCGTCTGTATCCACAAATCGCTTTGGATTCGTTGAATAGGCTTTACAAATATCTTATCACGCAATGGCTTAATCATTTTTCCGTGGCCTCCCGCGCTTGGGGCTTGAAAAAACGCCCAAGGCGCTAGCCTCGGGCAAACTCTCGGCAACTGCATTACCCACCGAGATTTCTTTCCTTGCAAATTCGCCACACCATTCGTTTTGGGAACGGGTTTTGTAATCGGGATACCGGCGGCATGATCCTAAATCGTGCCCTATGTAAAACCGGCATACCTTACAATTGTCATCAGCCATATTAACTACCCTCTTAGTTACTGTGGTTAGAAACGCCCCATTGTGTTCTAGACTTTGGGGTGTTTCGCATTACATTGAATCTTGGACGTGATCCATACGCTTGTGCTCATAACAAGTAGATTCCGATGATCCACCTTTCATTTCGCCCAAGCGGCCATCGTGCATTCCCATGTGCTTGGAATCACGGCTACCAATTCCATCCATCTTGCCCATGCCCACACCGCCCTCGATCGGGCGCTTGCGCTCTCCGGATGTGTCACTTGACAATGCGCCGCGGGGGATTTTTTCCCCTGATGCGCCGGGCACAAATCTTTCTTTATCCTCTTTTGGCACGCGCACATTCTTTTCGCCGGTGCGATCAGATGATTTTGCGCCCATTGGCAAATTTTCCATTTTGGGGTATCCCATGATAAATCCTTTGTTTCTTTGCAAAAAACACTACACTTTGTAGCAATTACACTATATCAC